CACCCGTTATGGCTTCTTCGGAAGCTCTTTCGGGCCCAACTCCCACCGGACGCGGGAGATGGATTGTAGCCATTGGGTAGCATCATGCCTCGACAGATAACGTTCTGCTCGAGGCCTGGTAACTACCCGCTGCAACCACTTCACAAGTCCGTGATGAGAGAGGTTGCGGGGCCGTTTGACTAGCCATTGTGCTAGCTTTCGGTCTTTCGACCTTAGGGAGGATGCGGTGACGGCAGCGAGTAAGGATTTCGTCGTCCCCTGACATTTACGCTTTCGGGCTCTGGTGTCAGATATGAAATCACTACTCGTGACGGGCTTGGCTTCTTTTGACTTCTTTCCACGGAAGTTATCTTGAAGCCGCAGGCGCGTTGTTGCGGAAATGAGGAGGTTGGAGACTGGAACATCTCCTGCCTCCTTCTCTGCTTCGCGCAACGCGACTGTGGACCCGGGGGGAAGACGGTATGCAGACCTAACCAGTTTGACAGATCCGAAACGCAATACAGCTTCGAGCTGTTTCGCGTTGGAGAGTCCTCTTCCTTTACCCCCGAGTCTTAAAGGCCCACCGTCACGCACGCGTGGAGTGAGACTATAGGCGGTCTCACGGCTCAGGATAGGGATTTGGTTTTCTGACCAAAGTTCCTGAGCTACAACGAGGCGCTCTCTTGTGCGCCCGGCTATGACTCGTGCCGCACTGGACTGACTGAGATGCCCCACCTGACGGGCTCTTGCAGTACCAGTGCCAGTTCGCACGACTAGCCGTTCGCAAAAGACGCCGGCCACAGTGAAGAAGCTCTTAGAGTGGTTAACCACCATTCCAAGGGATTCAAGTGTGGAGGTATACCTCATTGCAGTCTGGTTTCTCCAGATTGCAACGAGGTCGTCTCCACATATTCTGTGGTCGTCCTTGTGCGCCCCTGCGTTCCACGCTGCGAATCCATTGAGAAGACATAGGACTATCCAAGTCGGGCCCAGACCCATGTGTATACCACCTTTGGTAACACGTCCGTCTGGGAGTTGGTGTGGTCCGAATATCTTCAGGAGCGTATCCAGCGAGCACGGCGCTCCGATTCTCTCGTACAACTTGGTAGCTACTCTTTGTGCTACTTCGTGCGGGATGAAATCGGTCGCTGCTGTGAGGTCAGCAGAGAAGATGTCACCATCTCCTTCTGTTGTCTCGAGCTCGACTGGACGGTTCCTTAGGATGTCCCTCGTCGTAACGACGCGACGCAGCTGGCTCAGCCAGCGCGCCGTGACGTTCCGTGCGATCAGGACCTCCTCAATGGAATGGAGGGTCACCACTCGAATCTTTCCTCCAAGCTCTGTTACGGAGCAAGGTTCGAGTGGTGGCGGAGACATCAGGTAGTCACGTGTGAATTTACGATTCGCGTACTCAAGGGCTTCCTCTGGAGTGGTACCGATTGTGGAGGTCTCGCGTTGATGAAGAGTAACCGACTGTAGGTTACGAACAACATCGCGGTTGTCCACATAGGTAGTCTTCTCTAAGAAGTTACTTGACGCTCGAAGCGTAAACAGATCCCTGGCTGCCTGATAGTCCCTTTCCAGTTCATCCATCACCAATTTCTGCGCTGCAGCGGCTTGTCCCCCTTTCTTGCGGGGACAGCCAAGGCATGCACGGTCGTTTGGTGTGGAGGCTGGAGCCTCCATGGAAGGTGCTGAGAGAGGTAGTATGTCGATATATCGGTCAATCCGTTCGAGCAGAGCTCGATCCCATACTACGTCTCTCATCCACCTTCCTTCCGCATCCTCCTTTGCCCTTTGAACCTGCACGTCGCTTATGGTCCACTCCACCGACCGGCTGACGGTAGACGCTTGGAATTTCTTCTTCGAAGAAGTATCAAGCGCCTCCTGTCGCCATCGGTGGCACGTGGAACTCAGGGATGGTTTTCCTGATGCCATAAGGTCCGTTAAGAATGTTATGAAGCTGAGCCATAGGTGTCGGTTCCGTGGGCGGTGGTAATCTTTTGGATTACCGTTGGCCATGGTCCAGCTTGTGCGCAAGGCTGCGTAGTGTTTGATGACGGGCGAGATGTGGGGGTTCAAGGGGTCTCTCATCAATGCCAGCAACCTGGCAACCTTAGGATGGAGGTCGTAGCTCTTAGGAGCCGCGATCTTTCTGGCTGATTTCAGGAAGCTTCCCCAGCGGGATGGTATCCCCCTGGTTCTTCTTGATTCAGTGCCTAAGGTAGGGCGCCGAATAGCTTTGTTTGCTATTCGGCCAGCGTCGTCATTCTTGTACGTCGCCATGCC